AAATTACTTAAGTTTCTAGGCTTTAAGTTTTTACGTAAGTTAAAACATGGGCCAAACAATGTAACATTTATTGAATTTTGCCGTGTGCATGGATGCTAACGCAGGGGCTAGAGCCGCTGCTAGAGAAAGAGCTCGTCAGAAAGACGCTATTTATGCTCAAGAAAAGCTAAAGTTTTTTAACAAAGAAACACAGCTAGACAGAACACAAAACAGAAACATAATCGGTTATAGTCGTGACCTAGCTGATGCCCAAGTAAAGGCAATCTATACAGCTGGTCAAGGTAGATTAGCCGTACAGGACGTTGCCCGTAGGTACTTTGCAAACAAAAGTGTAAATGAAGGTGGACGTTCCTCACGATTTGGTCTGAAAAAATACCAAGCATTACTAACAAAAAGAGCTGAAGTTGATGCAGTTGTAGATAACATGTATGGTCGAAACATGGCGTATGCACAAGAAGGTGCAAGACGCAAGTATCTAGCTGCTAACGCTCAAGCAAGAGAACAACTAGGACTACCAGCAAGCTATGGTGCTCCTGTTATGATGCCTCCAACTAATAGATTAGGTGGTGCTTTACAGCTACTAAGTACAGGTCTAAGTATAGCTTCAAACTTTACAACCGCCTTCCCGGGTGCATTTGCTCCTAAACCAGATGTTGCTAGTCTAGGTACAAACTTTACCTCTAGAATAGACCCAACTTTTGGACACATTATAAGAACATTTGATTAACCCATGACCGATTCATTTTCCAGAGTTATAGGTACGCCTAGAGATAGGCTACCTGAGCTCGACAATTACGAAAGAACAGAAGCTGATCTAACTCAGACAGTTAATGATAGAATTGATGAGAATATATTAGATACAAAAGACTTCTTTAACCAGATGGTTCAGATTGCAGAACTGCAACAAAAAAGTCGTGATGCTAACTTAAATTCGATAGCCGAGCTTACAGGTAGAGTTGCTGAGTTTAGAGAGGTTAGACGTAAAACTGAATCAGTACGTGATAACATTACACAAGCTAATCTTCGTTTGACTCAGGCTGACAGATCTTTAGAAATGTTAAACGAAGATCAGTTTAAGTTTGAAGATGCTCAGTTTTATAATGAAGTTGCAACTGATAAAATATCTGCTGAACAAAAAGATTTCTTAAGTGTTCTTGACCAACCAGATGGTGTAGAAATGAATGTCAGACAGTTTAAACAAGCTGTAATTGATGATGGCGGTTTCTATGGTGGTATCAAAGAGATGCTTCATAATATAGGTTGGGATGATATTGACACTCTAGCAGAAGCAAAAGACCTATATGCAGGGTCTGAAGAAATAGCAGTTTTATCTTTATTTATAGAAGCCGAAAAACGCGGCATAGATACAGATAGCGCACAGTTTAGAAAGATGTTTCGTAACGAGCTATACCCACAAATGGTTGCCCGTAAAGAAAACACACTACAAGCATGGGAAGGTAGACGAGACAGGCTTGCAAATCAAAGAGCTGATAAGAAGCTACAATTTGATATTAAGGATACTATACAAAGTTATATACCAGCTGGCCCAAATCAAGTTGAGTTCCAACCTAATATTGATGGTACGGGTGGTCTAGTTGAGCGTATTATGTTACGTAAAAATCTAGATCGTAAACGAGCTTTACAATTCTTAACTACAAGCGTAGCTACACAAATTAGAAATGGTGACTTGTTACCTACTGATGGTGTAAATTTTAAAGATGTTCTTAGATTTACAAGCAAGCAACAGCAAGGTAAACAGGTAGCTTTTAACGAGTTACAAATTGGTAATAACGATCAGTTTATTGATACAGCAATCTCAGATATTGATAGAGCTATAGATTCTGTACAACAAGACCCTGATGTAAAGGTCAAAAAAGCTAGCGATAGATTCTATGAAACTAAAGTATTACCATTACTACAAGAATATGGTAGCTTTGAAGATATACCACCAGAACGATATGCTGATTTAGAAACAGACTGGGCTAATGATCCAACATTAAGATTTACAGAATTTCCAGAATATATAAAAGGTGGTTACTCAAAAAGTCAAACAGGTACTAGATTTAGTGATTCTCGTTACTCAAATCGTATTGGTAAAGCTAACTTCTTAGATAGTGTAAAAGAGGAAATGAAAAACTCGTTTTCAACAAACTTAGCACTTGGAGCAAAAGGCACAGAATCAGGTTACAAACTAACTACATTAGAAGGGTTTGAACTTGACAAAGCATTTGGAGCTTTAGAAGAACAGTATTATTTAGACAAACGTGATAACGTAAATGCAACTGATGCACAAATATTAGGTGGCCCAAATGGTAATGATGGTTTGATTGCAAAGTATACAAAAAAACTACTTAATCGTGACTATAAAGAAGTCGCACAGCCATATGTAACATCACAAGTTGACATGGCAGAGATAGCTACAAAAATTATACAAGATAATACTATACTAGATGCAGAGGGTTATTTATCTATACACGAGCTAGATCAACTTAAAGAAGCTAGACTTTGGTTTCTTAGAAGAAGAGGTGGTGTACCACAGTTCTGGAAAGACTTAGCAAAGAAAACAGGACTAGATCCTAGAAAATTAATGGAGCGTAGATTGATTGCTACTGGTGGGTATGATCCTAAGACGATGAGAATTGTAAAAGATAATCCTTATCCTGAGCTTAATGAGTTTCAACTTGCAGACTTGCAACGTAACCCTACAATACATAAAGGCATCAGACTATTTTATAAAAATGATGGTAAGTCAGCTAGTGTTGTAATTGATGCGTCTAGGCAGAGAGATAGTGAAGGTAATTATCAGGAAGATGGTTACTATGAATTTCGTAGAAATGGTGGTACAAAAAGAAATAGAACTGGTGGTGATAATCTTAACATGGCTAGCGTTGAAATGCTATCTAAACGAGGTGCTACCAACTGGGGACGGTATGGATTTACCTCTGGTGAAATCAAACTAATTATGTCATCAGGTAAGATAGATAGAAACGCTGAGTTTAACGAAGATACACAGACTCAGATGCTAGCAGTATTATATGAAAAACAATTAGAACAGAAGAACGCTATTCGTGGTGTCGAAATAGATGGTGAAACATTTTGGAGACTAAATGATTTAACTAAGGTTGAGCAACAAGCGGTAGAAGAGTTCTTCCCTGCACTAAAAGAAGCAGATTTATTTGGCAACTGGGCTACAATGTCACAAGATCTTATTAATATAGTATTTGATCCTAAGAAGAGCAGAAGAGTTGTCGAACCTAAAAAGAAAACTAAACGTAGTAGACGTTAAACATGGCTGAAGAGTATACACTAAATTTCGATAAAGACGATCTGGAAGCGATGCAAGAAACTGCTCAAGAAGCTACAGATGCCTTTATCCAGCGTAGAGAAGACGAGCGAGTCGAACAAGAAGCTTCACAGCAAATCGAGCAGCAAGCTGCCGATGTAAAGTTTGACCCTCGCAACGCTGAAACATGGGGAGCTAAGGCTCTCATCAAAGAAGGCCAGTCCATTTTATCTGGTGGACTACAAGACACTGCATCATCACTCGCAACCTTTGGAGAACGTACAGTAGATGCGTTGTCTGGTGAGATGCAACAACAGCGAGAAGAGACAGGTAGTTACAAACCAGACTGGACACCTTTTGGTGCATACGATAACCCCATCGAAACACATACATGGTGGGGTAAACAGTTACGTGGACTTGTACACTTTGGATCTCTTGCGGCTGGTACAATACTAGCAGCAAAAGGTGCAGCAGCTACTGGACTGATAACTGTACCAGCTGGACTCACAGCATTTGCTAGTAGCAGTCTTGTTAGAGGTGCAGCTATTGGAGCTGTATCTGACCTTATATCAAAAGAATCAGACGAACAAAACGCATTAGGTGCATTACGTGACCGATATGGTTGGGTAGATACACCTTTGTCTACAAGAGATACAGATCATCCTGTTATGATGAAAGTTAAAAACATCGTAGAAGGTATGGGCATTGGTCTTATATTTGACGGGCTTGCATATGCTTTGAAGAGAGGTAGCAAGGAGTCTGTAGATCAGATTGTAAAACGAAATAAAAGTCTTAAAAAACAGCACATAGAAGCTGGTATTGCACAATTAAGACAAGGAGATGCTGAGTTTAGAGCAGACAAAAACTTACCACTAGCAGAACCACATCAATCTGCACACGTATCAGAAGTAGAACCACAAGTAGCTAGAGAACAACTATCCAAGACTCGTAAAGACTGGGGCTCAGAAGAAGGATCTACAGGTAGTGTAACAACACCAGTAGAACGTGAGCGTATAGCACGAGAAGGTGCTACAGATGATGAAACAGTTGAGCGTGTTTTACGTGGTTTATTTAGTAGTGAGAAGTTTGCAAAAGAACTAGAAAAAGCAAAAGGTAGTAGAAAGGCTTTAGTTAATACCTATAGAGAAGCTATCGAAGCACACCAACGCATTACACAGGGTAGAAATCCTGTCGATATGTCACCAGAAGAATATCTAAAAGAGTTGTTTGAGACTAATGATGTTATTGATGGTTTTGAAAACTGGACATCTAAGAACGTAGTTGTTGCTGACCTTGTACTAGGTACACTAATGAAACAGCTACGTGATACTGGTATTGCTGGTAGAGAAATAGCTGACTTAGTTGATCTAAATGATATAGATGGCCCAGCTAAACAGATTGTAGATACTATGCTAACTGCATTGTACCAAACAAAGAAAGCTAGATTTATCAAGTCTGATTCGTTTAGAGCTTTGGGTGCTGGTAAAGCTAGAAAAGAAGCACTAGATTCTGTAGTAAAACAAGAAGTAGAAGATGCAAAAGAAGCTATAACGTCTGTACTAAATCTTGCAAAAGATGATACAGATGATAACTTATTGAACGCATTGTTTGAAGCATTTTCTATGATGGATGATGTTAACTCACTTGATGACTTTGATAATCTTATGCGTACCTTGTTAAAAGGTGGTAAGTTAAAACCAAATGGTGTAGATCGCACTGGTGCTATTATTAGAGAGCTAGAAGGTGTGATGACTAATAGTATTCTATCTGGCCCTAAAACTCCAATGCGAGCTATTATGGGTACATCAACTGCAACATTACTAAGACCTCTTTCAACTGCGTTAGGCTATGCTGTAAAAGCACCATTTACTGGTGACACTCGTGGACTAAGATCTAGTCTTGCAGCTGTCAACGGTATGGTCGAAGCTATACCAGACTCATTTAGAATATTTAGAACTAAACTAAATTCTTACTGGAAAGGTGATCTAAGAACTATTAAGACACGATTCTCTGATTATACAAGAGGTGATGATAACTGGGAGATACTACGTAGATGGGCAGAAGATAGTGGTAGAGCTACACCCGGAGAGCAGGCTGCATTTAGACTTGCTAACATGGCTAGGTCTATGAACAATAACAACTTGTTGACATACTCTACAAAGATTATGGCTGCAACTGACGATGCCTTTGCATATGTATTAGGTCGTGCTAAGATGCGTGAAAAGGCTATGCGTAGAGTTATGGAGCTACAAGAAGGTGGCTACAAAACACCCAAGGTAACTAAAGAGTTAATGAGAGCATACGAAGATGACTTCTATTCACAAGTCTTTGACTCTGCTGGTAATCTTACAGATGAAGCAACTAACTTTGCACGTAAAGAAGTTACACTTACACAGGAACTTACAGGCTTTGCAAAAGGTCTTAACGATGTCTTTACAGCTACACCACTAGCTAAACCGTTCTTTTTGTTTGCTAGAACTGGCGTAAATGGACTTGCACTTACAGGTAAGTACACACCCGGTTTTAACTTTTTAGTCAAAGAGTTCAACGACATTGCATTTGCAAACCCAGCTGATCTAAGCAGTGTATCTAAGTATGGTATATTTACTGTTGAAGAGCTAGCTAACGCAAGAGCTTTACAACAAGGTAGGCTAGCAATAGGTTCTGCTGTAGTATTTATGGCTACACAGGCATGGATGCGTGGCGATCTTAATGGTAACGGCCCTGTTGACAGACAGAAAAGACAGATGTGGTTAGATGGTAAGTGGGAGCCAAGAACAATCAAGCTAGGTGCTGTACGTGTTGGCTACGATAACTTTGAACCATTCAACCTTATTATGTCTACAATCGCTGACGTAGGTGACGCAAGTGAACTTATGGGTGAAGAATGGACAGAAAACGAACTAGGTAAAATATCACTGGTTGTCGCACAAGCTGTAACAAGTAAGTCATATTTAGCTGGTATACAATCGTTTGTAGATTTATTTGGTGGTAGACCCGGACAAGGCCCACGTATTGGAGCAAACTTACTTAACAATACTGTACCGCTAGCTGGTTTACGTAATGAATTAGGTAGATTATTTAACCCATATATGCGTGAAATTGGTTCTGGCATCAGACAGTCTATACGTAACCGTAACCAAATAACAGAGGGTCTAGCTAACATAAACCCACTAGCTAAGCCTTTACCAATTAAGTATGACATGCTCAATGGTAAACCAATTAAAGATTGGGACTTTATGACTCGTGCATATAATGCTATTAGTCCTATAACTCTTAATCTAGATCAAACAGAGGGTCGCAACTTTCTATTTGATAGTGGTTATGACTTACGCTTGTCCACATACTACGCACCTGATAGTACAAATCTAACTGACCAACCAGAAATTAGATCTAAGTTTCAACGAGCTATAGGTTTACAAAACTTAGAACGTGAACTAGATAAACTAGCCAGAAATCCACAAGCTATTGCATCTATGAAACAAATGTATGAAGATATTAGATCTGGTAGAAGAGCTGATTTTAATGCTAGAGATTATTGGCATAACAGAGCTATAGATAGATTATTTCAAAGAGCACGTAGAGTTGCATGGGCATCTATCAAGAACGACTCTGATATACTTAAGCTTATAGAAGAGCAAAGACGTAAAGATGTAGCACGTTTACAGAAACGTAATACAACAGCTAACATCCTCAACATATACAAATAAATGGCAACAACATTCGTAGAATACACTGGGGATGGGCAAGCTTCTAAGCAGTTCATTTTCCCTTCATATCAAAAATCTGATGTCAAAGTCCGTGTAGATGGCGTACTTAAGACAGCAAGTACACACTACAACATTACTGGTTACACTACTACAGGTGGTGGTAATGTAGTCTTTACATCAGGTAACATACCATCCAGTCCAGCTAAAATACGTATATATCGTGACACCAGTGTAGACGTGGCTAAGGCTACATATACAGCAGGGTCATCCGTAAAAGCAGCTGACTTAAATAATAATAACACCCAGCTCTTATATAGAGCACAAGAAGAGCAAGTACCTAATCTTATACAATCGTATGATATTGAAGGTGATGCTATAGATGGTACAAAAATAGCAGACAACTCTATAAACTCTGAACATTATGTAGATGGGTCTATAGATCATGTTCATCTAGCAAACGATGTAATTGATGGAGATAATATACAAGATGATGTTATCAACTCTGAGCACTACGCAGCTGGTTCTATAGACGAAGAACATTTATCTAACTCAGCAATCACATCAAACAAGATTGCAGACAATGCAGTTACAACTACTGAAATACTTAACGGTGCAGTTACAGCAGCTAAACTAGCAACAGACGCAGTTACAGCTGGTAAAATACAGACAGGTGCTGTTACAACTAATAAAATTGCGGACACTGGAGTTACAGCAGCTAAACTAGCAACAGATGCAGTTACAGCTGGCAAGTTAGCAACAGGCTCTGTAACTACTAATAAACTTGCAGACACTGGAGTTACTTCAGCTAAACTAGCAACAGATGCAGTTACAGCTGGTAAAATTGCAACTAATGCAGTTACGACTGCTAAGATTGCAGACGATGCTGTTACTAATGCTAAGATAGCTGATGGCACACTAGATGGCAGATACTTTACAGAAACTGAGTTACTTAACGGTGCACTTGATGGTAGATACTTTACAGAAACTGAAGCTGACAATAGATACTTTAACGTAAGTACTGGAGACACTATTAAAGATGGTGATACATTTCCAGACAACGATACAACTATTGCTACAACCGCAGCTATCAACGACAGGATAATTGACCTTGTTGATGATGTTGGTGGTTTTGTACCGATAGCAAATGAAACAAGTTTCCCTACATCTAATCCTGATATAAACCTTAGTGGTTCTGCTAAAGGTGGAACTATAGTCTCAGTATCCGCAGCATCTACTAACTTAGTCCCAAGTGGAACTACAGTTACGATTGCTAATGGTAGAGGAAGTGGATTACCAGTTGTTATTACTGGCGTATCTGCAACAATACCTTCTGGTTTTGGTTTCTTAGTAGAAACAACATCTACAGATCATACATACGCATTTCACAGATTAGTACCAAAAGCGACAGAGGTTACAACAGTTGCTGGAAGTATATCTGGTGTAAACACAGTAGCTGGAGCTATTAGTAATGTAAACGCTGTAGCTGGTAATGCAACGAATATCAATACAGTAGCTGCAAACAATACTAACGTAACTAACGTAGGTGGCAACATATCAAACGTTAATGCAGTTCATGCTAATGCAAGCAACATAAACACAGTAGCTGGTATCAATGCCAACGTAACTACAGTTGCTGGTATTTCATCTAACGTAACTTCTGTAGCTAATAACTCGAGTAATATAAATAGTGCAGTATCTAATGCGTCAAACATTAACAGTGCTGTATCTAACGCTAGTAATATCAACACAGTTGCAGGGTCTATATCCAACGTAAACACAACTGCTGGTTCTATATCAAATGTTAATACAGTTGCAAGCAACATATCTAATGTTAACAGTTTCTTTAACGTATATCGTATAGGTTCAAGCAACCCTACAACTAGCTTAGATACAGGAGACTTGTTCTTTAACACTACATCTAACTCACTTAAGGTTTACACTGGTAGTGCTTGGGTAGATGGTGTTACAGCTACAGGTAACTTTGCTGTTGTTACTGGTAATACATTTACTGGTAGTAACAACCATAATGACAACGTAAAGTCTATATATGGTACAGGGTCAGATCTTGAGATATATCACGATGGTTTTAATTCACATATAAGAGATAGTGGTGCTGGTAATTTAAATTTAGATGGTAGTCAAATTAATATACATAACCCTAATGCACATGAAGCTATGGCTCGGTTTATTGAAAACGGAGCTGTACAACTCTACTACGACAACAGTAAAAAGCTTGAGACAACAAGCACAGGGGCTACTGTTACAGGTGTTTTAATATCTGATGGTCTAACTCTTCTCGATAATGAAAAGATTTTATTTGGAAATAATAACGATTTAGAGATATTTCATAATGGAACAAACAATATCATACAAAGTGATGTAGGAGATTTACAGATAAATTCTGGTAATTCTGCTGGCGATGTGGTTATTAATACAAACAATAATGTTAATAATGATACAAGAGTAACATCAGCAAAGTTTATAAAAAGTGGAGCAGTAGAGCTATACCACAACAATAGTAAAAAGTTTGAGACTACAAGTGATGGTTATAGATCAAATGATAATGTTAAAGCACAATTTGGTAATAGCTCAGACCTAGAAATTTTTCACAGCGTACCTAGTTCAAATCTTATTAGGGCAAATAATGGAGGTAGTATCTTCATTAGGTGTGGTAGTGATAATATGGTTTCCATTAATGATAGTCAAGAAGTAGCTTTAGGTTACGATGGTAGTACAAAGTTACAGACTACAAGTGGTGGCGTAAATATACTAGGTGCGTTAACTGTAAATGGTTCTGCTATTAACACAGATTTAGTATCTGACACATCACCACAGCTAGGCGGTACGTTAGATACTAATAATAATAATATTCACTTTAATGACAATGTTTCAGCAAGATTTGGAACAAGTCAAGATTTGGATATTTTTCACGATGGCAACCGATCTGCAATTAACAACAATACAGGTGAGTTAAGAATACTGTCTAATAACGATGTTGTTATAGGTAAAAGATCTGGTGGTAATACTTCATATTCTGAACTACTTGCTGCTTTTAAAGTTGATGGATCCGTAGAGCTATATCACGATAATGGTAAGCGTTTCGAAACAACACAATATGGTGTAACTGTTACTGGTAGCGGTACTAACCCAACAACTGATTCTTGGGAAACTAATAGTTCTATAATTACTTCTGGCTCATACGGTGGTGGTATTGCAATGATTGACGGATCTGCTGGATTTGTTCAATCTCTTGATGGAAGTGGAGCTAACTATTATCTAAGAAATGCTACAACTACAAGTACACCCGAAACAAGTATTAAAGCAGTAACTAACAATACAGTAGAGCTATATTACGACAATAGTAAAAAGCTTGAGACTACAAGTTCTGGTGTAGACATCACTGGAACAACTACAGATGATGGTGCAAGACATGATGGAGATGTATATTTTATAGGAGCAACCTCAGGTCGAAACGCAGTCTGGGATATGTCAGATAATGCTCTTGAGTTTGCTGATAATGCGTATTTAAAACTTGGAACGGGGAGTGATTTACAGATTCATCATAATGGATCTAATTCTTTTATAGAAAACACTACTGGAAATTTACATATTAGAGCAAAGGCAGGTGAAAATTCTGTAGCAGCAGAACCAAACGCAGGGGTACAGTTATATTACGACAACAGTAAAATGCTCGAAACGGATGCAAACGGAGTAATAGTTGGAGATGGTAAAAGGTACACAGTTGGAGATGACGCTGATGGATATTTAAGGTATATCAATAACACCGTAGAATTATATGTTGCTCATGCACAGCCGTTTAAAATTAATTTAGGAAGTGAAACTGCACTACTAGCTAATGCAAACGGAGCCGTAGAGCTATATCATAATGGCAATAGACAAGTGTTCACCATTGATGGTGGACTGAATTGGCAAGACAATAAAAAAGCTGAGTTTGGAAATTCTGGAGACTTAAAAATTTATCACACTGGTTCGGAAAGCATAATTGGCAATGCTACAGGTACGTTTCAATTTCTTTCTCCTAATGAAATTAGATATAGAGCTACAACTCATCATTTTTTAAGTTATGGCAATGATGAAACCATGGCAAAATTTAACGATGATGGAGCAGTAGACCTATATTTCGACAACCATAGAAAACTTTCTACAACATCCACTGGAATACAAATACCCGGTAACTGCGCTATTCATTTAGATAACGGTAACTGGACAGGTAATACTACAAAAATTCAGCACCATTCTAATTTTTTGTATTTAGTTGGAGGTTCTAATGGTATTATTTTTAGAGAAGGTGGTACTGATCGAGCTGTAATTGATGGAAATGGTCATCTTAGACCCGGACAAAATAATACTTATGATTTAGGAACATCAAGCAATAAATGGAGAAACGTCTACACCAATGACCTTCACTTATCTAACGAAGGGCATTCAAACGATGTAGATGGCACTTGGGGTAACTGGACAATACAAGAAGGAGAATCAGACTTGTTCTTAAAAAATAATCGTTCTGGTAAGAAGTACAAATTTAATTTAACGGAGGTATCATAATGGCTTTTATTGGTAGAAGAAGCCCTAGAGCGTGGGTTAATTTTAACGGTGAAACTAATGCAATTAGAGATGATGAAGAAGTTTCTTCTATAACAGATCATGGAACAGGAAAGTACACCATAAATCTATCTTTTACTTTTCCAAATAGTAACTATGTATGGTCTGGTTCTGGGGGTAGATCAAACAATGACTCGAACCAAGTTCAAGGAGAATTTGTACAAAACAGAACAACAAGCTCAACTAAAATAAGATTTGCTGATGTTCAAGGTAATGATCGTGACTGCGGAATAGGTTGTGTAATTTTTTATGGAGATTATTAATGGCTGAATTAAGAATAGTTTACAAAGATACAGATGGAACGACTGCAATAGTCGCGCCATCTCCTACACTTTTAACACTAACAAATCCAAATACAGGAAAACTTTGGACAGTTGATGATATTGCAAAAAAAGATGTACCGAAAGGTTTTAAATATAAGATTATTCCGTATACAGATGTATCAATGGATAGAACTTTTCGTGAAGCTTGGACAGTTGATGAAGCAGATCTTACAGATGGAGTAGGCGAATGAGCATAATTAAAATAGATATGACAAAAGCTAAAGAAATTCACAAAGCAAATATCAGGACAGCTAGAGAACCAAAACTAGCTGCTCTTGATGTTGAATTTCAGAAAGCTTTAGAAACCAGTTCAGACACAGCTGCAATAGTGTCTAAAAAACAAGCATTAAGAGATGCACCAGCTGATTCTGCAATCGAAGCGGCTAAAACTGACGCTGAATTAAAAACTCAGTGGAATACAACTTTACTTGGAGACTCTCCTTATAAATAATGGCAATTACAAAAACTTGGGAAGTAAACACCCTAGAAAGAGAACTAGCTGACGGCTACGTTAAAAAAGTTATCTATCGTGTAAAAGGTATAGACGGTAGTGAAGAAAAAGCGAGAGCAACTGGCGAAGTAGAACTTGAAAAACCAGAAACTCTTATACCTTACAAAGATCTAACTGAAGCAAAAGTACTTGAGTGGGTCAAAGCAAAACTTGGAACTGATGAAGTAGCTAGTGTAGAAAAATGGTTAGAAGATGAAATAGCACTTATCAATACACCAGTTGAAGCAACAGGAAAACCTTGGTAGAGTTATCAACGATAAAGCTACCACCCGCCTTTACCGTGCAAACCCCTTCTTTACCTCTCCCTACAGCTGATGTTCCCTCATATCAACCTTTGGTCGTACCTCCGAGCGATTTACGAAGACCCGAAGGTACAAAGGAGGTACAAACAGAAGAAAACCCTCCACCAAAAATACACTTTCCACCCTTACCTAGTATCACTTTACCATCGCAAGAAGTCTTAGTCGCTGCATCGGTTACTGC